AAGTACAGTACCCGGACGGTAAGCATAATCAGTATCCCTCTGTTGCTGTTGACGTGGCTCCTTATCCTATTGATTGGAGTGACCGTGATAGGTTCCATTACTTTGGTGGCTTTGTTCTCGGAGTGGCGAAACAGATGGGTATGAAGATTAGATGGGGTGGAGACTGGGATATGGACACCCAGACCAAAGACAATAAATTTGATGATTTAGTACATTTTGAATTAAAAAAATAATGCCGAAACAAGTACATTATATTAGGGATTTTTCAGGTGGTGTTAATAGCCAAAGAAGCCCAAGAGATATTAATGAGAATCAATCTCCTTTCAGTCAGGACGCAATGGGTGATAGACTTGGCAGTTTAAGGACTATGGGTGGTGGAGATGTTGACCCAAAGGCTAAAAATCATAGCACTAGTGATATAACCTTAACTACTTTAGGGAGTACCGCGTTAGATAACTCAGCTGGTTATGGATTTAAACATTTTGAATTGGATTATGATAAGGGTGGAGCAGAAGAAGAGGGTGGTGAGCATTATTTAGCCTTAGTATCTCCGGCTGGTATTGTAAACATATGGGACTATAGCACAGAAGTTTCTGGAGATGGATGGGATGCCACTCCCATTACTAAACCAACGAATGATACTGCTTTGGACTTAGGCGGTGCTAGCGATGTGAAAGCAATCGTCACAATTGTTGATGATGGTATTCGTATATCTGACACCATTATTGCAAGAACTAGTAATCTAAGTACGCCTAAATATTATAAATATATTGACAGGACACAGCTTACAACTAGTAGGGATGGACTATTTGGAGGCTCTACTACTTTATCCGCTCCTGTGGCTGGAGACGCCGAAGCCACTGGATACACCAATGGAGCTGTTAATTTTAATATAACAGAAGTAACCGATACGGCGAGTATCGGTTCATGGAAAGATACAGATTATGTATTTGCCTATAGTTTTGTATATGATGGGAATCAAGAGTCAACGCTAAGAGTTTGTCCAACAACATTAGCTGACAGCGCAGTCACCGCCAATAAACCTTTTAAGGTAGATGTTACCGTTTCAAATGCAGGTGGAGCGACAGACTTTGATGCTCGTATCACTGGAGCTCGTATATACTGGAAATATTACGATGAGGCGCAGGCAAAAATTGCAGAGGGTGAATGGAATTTATTTGTTGATTGCGACTTTACAGGTGGGTTGCTCATTGCAGACGCAGATGTAGATAACACTGAAACAACAGTTGATTCTGCCAACGATGGCACGACTAACGTCACTGACCATTTAGAGGTTGGCATGGAAGTTGCCAGTTCTCTGGGTGGAGTTCCACTTGGAACAAAGGTCGCTTCTAAAACAGATGCTGACACTTTTGAAATGACAAATGCGGCAACAGCTAGCCCTACCGATACCCATTTAACATTTAGACGGTCTGGAAAACAATTTGGAATACGTGGTAAATTAAGCGATGAATATACTATGTGGACAAATGCAGCTGCTGGTCAATATACAGCAACTATTATATTACAAGACCCTTCTATTGATACTTATGCTACTATTAATGGTTATAGCAGCAACGAAGGAAAATTGTATATAGGCGATTCTGGCGACGGTTATAAGGCATCCGTATTCGCAAATCGAAGAATGTTTGTCGCTGGTGTAAAGATGACTTTTGAAGATGGTGTACAAAGACAGATGCTTGATAGAATAATGTATTCACCTGTTAATAAACCAGATGTATTCCCGTTGAGTAATTACATTGATGTTGTGCAGAGCGACGCAGAACCATATATTAAATTAGAGTCTGTTGGAAATAAGTTATTTGCTTTTAAATCTGACCATTTATATGTCATTAACATTGGTAATCCAAGTCCGGCTGGATGGTATTTAGAGAGTACCCATAAAGGTATGGGTGTATTAAATCCGGCAGCTGTGTTTAAAACAGATTTTGGTTTGGTATGGATAAACCCTAATGGTTTATATGTTTATCAGGCCGGCGGAGGTATTGCTGAGTTAACAGAAGATAAGTTATTAAGTGGGGTAACTACAGATACATATGCAAAAAATTCTTGGGGAACTTTGATTACTGCTAATTCTATGGTCGGATATTCTCAGAAAGATAAAGAAATTATAATTGTATTGGGCCCAAATTTGAATGAAGATGGTCAGGCGTTTGGCGCTGGTAATGGGTCTGATGTCATTGTGTATGATTTAGAAACAAAATCATTCTGGTATGGAATCAATCGAATAAAGGGTGCTAATACAGCTGACCATGTTTATACTAATTTCGATTATGACTGGAATGGAGATTTAATATTTGCTCGAGAGAACGGTAGTAATGTTACAGTGAAGCGTTGGAAATCCGCGCCGCAAGACAGCATAGGGTTTGTATATCAGACAAAAGATTTTGATTTCGGTCAGCCAGCAAGGTATAAAAAGATATACGCTATTTACATTACATATAAACATTCTGATTCTGCAAATGTTTCAAACTTTTTAAGCTATGTTAAAGATGGTGGGACAAGCTTTGTTACTACTAATTTATCGAACAATACCCTTGACCAAGCTGCAACTTTTGAAATTCAAAAGGTTACCTTTGACACACCTTTAAAATGTCAAAGCATTGCTTTAAAATTAACTGGCCCAACCAGCGCAGCTGATGCCACACAAATTGAGATTAATGATATTGGTATTGAGTATAGACTATTACCGGCAGCGAAAGTAGCAGCAACCTAATGCCTATTGTATACGATAAGCTCAAAACTAATTATATAGCTCCAGAAGAGCCGAGCAAAATAAATGATTATTCAGACCAATCGGCACAGCACATGAACAGGGCCCCTGCAGTTGGCAGGTCTGAGGCTAGAGAGGGTACTGTTCTTAGTTATTTTGATGATAGTCGCGGTAATATAGAATCGGTAGGCCAAGGTGGTTATCAAACAGAAGCAACACAAAGAGTTGAAGATAAGAATAAGGTTGAAGAGGCATTGGATTTATTTGAGTTTGGTGGTCGTGTAGCAGACTTTTTTGAAGTGGGCTCTGTGGGTTTACAGGCTAAAGCAGGCGCGTATGCTGGTGGTGCTACATTTACAGACTATGCTGATGAGATTCAAGCTGGTGGGGGAACGTGCGTTTTACCCGGAACTAAGGTTGTAACAAAGCGTGGTGAGATAGACATAGAAGACACCAAGGAAGATGATTTGATATTTGTGTTTGACTTTGCTAAAGAGACTTTTGGTTATTCTCCTATCTCTTATATGCTAAAAAACAAACCTGTCAAAGGATGGACTGAATTAGAAACAGAGATGGGATATAAATTAAAGTGTTCTAACACCCATCTTATATACCATCCCGATTATATTAATTGCGCCATTCCAATAAACAAACTAAAGGTTGGCGGTCAACTATATGTATATAAGGATGAAGAGATTGTAGAGGATTTAGTTAAATCAATTAAAGTACACAATGAAGAAACCAGTGTATGGAACTATGAGTTAGAGTTTACACATAATTATATTAGCAATGGGGTGCTGTCGCATAATGCACTTCCAAAGACAAGCCCAGCTACATTCTCCCATAACTATGTTGTGCGGAAAGATTCAGACCTTGAAAAAGGTGACTTGGTAAAGCTGGATGAGAACAATGAAATGGTTAAATCTGATAAAAAGGAAGACCCGGGTATTGTAGGTATCTTATGGCGTACTTTAAAAGAGTATAAGCCAAGAAGCCCATTTATGGAAAGGCAAGAAGAAAGATGGGATGAGTCTAAAAAGGAAAAGTATTACAATGCTCATTACATTGATTCAATGAATAAGGTTATGCCAGAGGAAGACCGGGAGACAAAGAAGATAATGTGCGTGGCGGCTATCGGTGATACCCGTAACTACGCTTATACTGATGATGAACATTATGATGATGAACTGCTACTGGGCTTTAAGATTTGTAATCAGAATGGCGATGTCAAGAAAGGTGACTTGCTGTGCTCATCTGATGTCCCGGGCTATTTAATGAAACAACCTGAAGAAT